TATGTCGAGGAGGCGTTCGAGCGTTGTGGTTTAGAGCTCAGAACTGGTTATGATTTAAAAAGTGCAACCAGAAGTCTCAATCTAATGTTAGCAGAGTGGGCCAATAGAGGTCTCAATCAATGGACAGTGCAAGAAAAAACACTAGACATGGTAAAAGATACGGCTACTTATAATATTGACAGCACTAACGCTACCGCACCTATTGATGTGCTAGATGTTTTTATTAGAGAAACAGTAGGAACCGAAACAACAGACTTACCTTTAACTAGACTTAGTAGAGCTGAATATGCTCATATAACAACTAAATCAAGCACTGGTAAGCCAAATCAATTTTTTATTAACAAACAAACAACACCAACAATTAAGGTTTGGCCTACACCTGATAAGTCAAGCACTTATGTTGTGCACATGAATGTGCTAACAAGAATGGATGATGCGGATGCTGGTGCTAACACATTAGATATGCCATTTAGGTTTTATCCATGTTTAGCTGCTGGATTAGCATATTACATGTCATTAAAACGAGCGCCAGACAGAACAAGTTTACTAAAAGGCTTGTACGAGGAAGAGTTTCAAAGAGCACTGTCGACAGACGAAGATCGTGCATCATTTAACATCACACCTAATCTAAGGAGTTACAATAACGCATAATGGCTTTTGCATCTGGTAAAAATTCTTACGGTATATGCGATATTACTGGTTTTCGATATAAGCTGCGTGATATGCGTAAGACTTGGGATGGATTGTTAGTAGGGCCTGACCAGTGGGATGCTAAACACCCACAATTACAACCAAAACCATCTGCCGTAGATCCACAAGCAGTAAAAGATCCAAGACCTGATACCGCAGATGACAACTCTAGATTTTTAGTTTACACAAATGTTGGCGATGGAAAATTAGGTAGTTTGCTTACAACTTTTTCTGTTAGCTCTAGCGTTGGCGAAGTAACGGTGACAACATGAGTTTTACCTTAGCTACATTAAAAACAGCAATACAAGATTATCTTGAGGTTTCTGAATCAACATTTACTACACAATTACCGACTTTTATACAAGAGTCAGAAGATCGTATTTTTTCTTTTGTGCAATTACCAGAACAGAGAAAAAATGTGCAAGGAACTTTAACCACGGGCAATAGATTTTTAGCTACGCCTACTGATTTTTATGCACCGATGAGCTTGGCTTTAATTAGCTCATCAACATACGATTATTTAGATTTTAAACATCCGTCATTCATCAAAGAATATTCATCAGGCACTACAAGAAGTACGCCTAAATATTATTCTTTATTTGACGATGCGGCTTTTGAGGTTTCGCCTATACCCGATGCAGATTATACGGTTGAACTTCATTATTTACATAAACCAGTCTCTTTGACTGCTGGTAGCGACTCTGGCACGACATTCTTATCGACGGACTACAGCGATGCATTGCTGTATGGTTCTTTGGTAGAGGGTGCAATCTTTTTAAAAGAACCTGCTGACGTTATCGCACAGTTAGAAGGGCGTTTTAAGGAGGCGATAGCTAGAATGAAAAACACATCAGAAGGTCGTGGTACACGCGACGAGTATAGGTATGATTCAGTTCGCTCTAATGTGAGCTGATGAGTAAGATAGAATCTCTAGAGGGCAAAAGCATTGCTCTAGTAGGCCTTGGAATATCACAAGTAGATTTTGCAATTGGACTACAAAATGGTCGTACATGGGACGAGGTTTGGTGCATTAACTCAGCTGCATCAACATATCCATGTGACCGTATATTTATGTTAGATCCTGCAAGTAGATTTTTTGATAGTAATGACGCAGGCAAACAAACTTCGGTTATGTGTAGAGTGCTAGAACAAACACAAACCCCAGTTTACACTTGTGAGTTAGATCCAAGAATAAACAATCCTGTGTTGTACCCTGTTGAGGATGTATGCAACGCGACAAAATGTGCATATCTTAATAACACAGTAGCTTACGCAATTGCCTATGCCTTATACAATAAAGTTGGCAGGCTTGATTTATTTGGAATAGATTTTTCATACAAAGAAAACATGCACTTTGCAGAGGCTGGCAGAGCTTGTGTTGAGTTTTGGATAAGTAAGTGCATGAGCGAGGATATACTTATTGGTATCAGTGGTAGATCAACAGTGTTAGATTCTAATGTGCCAGCAACAGAAAAACTGTATGGCTTCCATAGATTAGACAAACCATTAGTCGCAGTGCCACATGAAGGTCGATTTATCATCGGTCCTTACGAGGATATAAACAAACAATTAGCTAAGTTTGGTTTAAAAATTGATGAGGATGTTGTGCCACCTGAGCCATACAAAGGATGAGTGCAAAAAGCGATTTTGTTTTAGGAAAGGTTGGCGTTACAACAACCGAGGGTAGAGGCCATGATCCAGAGTTTTGGGCCGCTCAAGCAACAAAGAAAATATGCGATATTTCTGACAACGCTCCCGACCATATCAAACAACAGGCTTTGGCTTTTCAAAATCAAGTTTATACTGTAATCTTATATACTATAAAAAATGCAATAAAGTCGCAAAACACGACTTATGCAAATTTGTTAGAAAAACAAGGCCACAGCGACATGGCTAAAATATTGAAGGAGCTATAATGGCAATAACATCAGCAATATGTACGAGCTTTAAACAAGAGTTGTTAGTCGGCACACATAACTTTACAGCGTCTAGTGGTAATTCATTCAAACTAGCTTTATACACTAGCTCTGCAACATTAGGAGCAGGCACGACAGCTTTTGTGACAACAGGACAAGCAAGTGGCACAAACTATACTTCTGGCGGTTCAGCGCTAACGAGCGTGACTCCAACCACATCTGGAACGACAGCTGTATGCGACTTTGCAGATTTAACCTTTAGTAACGCCACGGTTACAGCAAGAGGATGTTTAATCTATAATGATACACAATCAGATAAGGCTGTTGCAGCCATTGATTTTGGTGGAGATAAAACCTCAACCGCAGGAGATTTTACTATTGTGTTTCCTAGCGCCACCGCTACTGGCGCAATTATTAGGTTAGCTTAGATGTCGCCTCATGCCACTGTCAAAACTTAACTTTAAGCCAGGTATAAATAAAGAGGAAACCGATTACTCAAATGAGGGTGGTTGGGTAGATGGCGATAAAATTCGTTTTAGAAAAGGCAGAGTTGAAAAAATAGGTGGTTGGGAAAAACTATCATCTGATACCTTAATAGGTTCAGCAAGAGCCTTACATTCTTGGATTTCTTTAGCAGGTAACAAGTATCTAGGCATAGGCACAACTAATAAGTATTACATCGAAGAAGGCGGAACTTATAACGATATAACACCTATTAGAAAAACCACTACAAACTCAGCTACGTTTGCAGCCACCAACGGATCTTCAACTTTAACCGTAACTGACAGCTCACATGGAGCAGTTAATGGTGACTTCGTAACTTTTTCAAGCGCCGTAAGTTTGGGTGGCAACATCACAGCCTCTGTTTTAAACCAAGAATATCAAATTACTTTGGTAACAGGCGATAATACTTATGAGATCACTGCTAAGGATACAAGTGGCACAACGGTAACTGCCAATAGTAGTGATTCAGGTAATGGCGGGTCAGCTACTGATGCAGTGTACTTGCTAAATTCTGGCTTAGATGTGTATGTGCCCTCTACTGGTTGGGGGGTCGGAGCGTGGGGTGCTGGTGCGTGGGGTGCAGCCACTGTTTTGTCTGATACCAATAATTTAAGACTTTGGACGCACGATAATTTTGGCGAAGATTTAATAATTAATCCAAGGGGCGGTGGTATATTTAGGTGGATTGAGAACGATGGTTTAAGTACAAGAGCTGTAAACTTAGCGACTACAAGTGGTGCTAACCTTGTTCCTACTAAAGCCTTGCAAGTTTTAACATCTGAAACAGACAGGCATTTAATTGTTCTAGGAGCTGATCCAATAAGTAGTGGATCTAGAACGGGCACCTTAGATCCTATGTTAGTAGCGTTTAGCGATCAAGAAAACCCTCTACAGTTTGAGCCATTAGCAACTAATACTGCTGGCTCATTAAGATTATCAGCCGGTTCTTCAATTGTCGGTGCCATAAAAGCTAGACAAGAGATTTTGATATGGACGGATACATCATTATATTCAATGAATTTTATCGGGCCACCTTTAACTTTTGCAATTAATTTAATTAATGAGGGCGCTGGCCTAATCGGTCCAAAGGCCGCAGCAAATACACCGCGAGGTGTGTTTTACATGTCAAAGAAAGGTTTTTACTTTTACAATGGCTCAGTGCAAAAGCTACCTTGCAGTGTACAAGACTATGTATTCTCAGATCTCGATGAGACACAGGCTTTTAAATGTTTTGTTGGTTTAAACGAAGAGTTCTCTGAGGTTTGGTTTTTCTACCCATCTTTGACTGACAACGAAACGGAGATTTCTAGATACGCAATTTACAATTATGAAGAAGGCTCTTGGAGTATCGGCACGTTAGAGCGTTACAGCTGGTTGGCCGCAGGCGTATTAGATAGACCATTAGCAGCTGGTGAAGAAAGCTCAACTAAACGCATTTACGAGCACGAGAAGGGGTTTAACGATGATGAAAGCGCTATGGATGGTGTGTTTGTAGAATCAGCTGACATAGACATAGCAGATGGCGATAGGTTTGTGTTTCTTAAACGCATTTTGCCAGATATTTTATTTGTTAATGAATCAGGCACTAGCCAAGATCCAGCAATAAACGTGGTTGTTAAAAGGCGTGACTTTAACAATCAAACTTTATCCACAGATTCGACCACGCAAATTACCGCAAGCTCGACTTTTGGCTCACTCAGATCTAGAGCAAGACAGTTTGTGTTAAGGTTTGAGTCTGATGATGACAATACCGATGCTGATAAGAAAAATTATAAGTGGAGGCTTGGTAGCACGAGAGTTGAGATTCAGCCATCAGGGCGTAGATAATGAGCAAACTTCTACCCACACAGTTGCCACTAGCTAGCGGTGACACGGTTTCAGCTGATACTTTCAATAGATTAATTAGAATATTGGAAATAAACCTTGGTGCTGTCGATCCAGACAGCATAAAGTCGTTTAACTCCACAGACCTTAGCGAGTTGCAATTTGCCACCGGTGCTATTATATTTAACTCAACGACAGAGGTTCACCAAGCCTTTGATGGAACGCAGTTTAGAAACCTGTATGAGCATCAAACTTATTTAACTGGAATCTCTGCAACGATGAGTATAGGAGCAGTAACGGTAAGTACACCATGAGAGCATTAGAAGACAGTTTAAGAAAAGTATATGGCTTGCAAGAAGTTGGTCCAGTTACAAAGCCACAAGATGAAGCTAAGTTTTTAATGAACGCTGTGCAAGGCGCAAAAGGTCAAATCTCAGACAAAGAAATTAATGAACTTTTAAAACAAATACCACCGCAAGATATGATGCCAAGCGTTCCATATACAGAAAACATGAGCCAAGAAGACAAAGAAACTCTAGAGTCTATGCTACAAAGAGCAGAGGAAGTGTCGATGGCGCCGTTAAGTGAAATTGCACAAGAACTTGCTATGCAAGGCGAAGGTGAAGATACACAGCTCGC